TAACTTGTTTCGGAGAGAGCCAGCGCAAGAACCCGTTGTTGGCGGGAGTTCTAATTTGCGCGATGACTCACCACGATCTAGTTACAGTTTTCCTCGGACGGCCGTTGAGAAAGAAGCTATGCAAAAGAGGTCAGCGAAGTTGCGAAAGAAAAACCGTGTGGATAAGGAATTTCTCCAAGCGTGGATTGAAACTGAAAATTGGGAAACGAACCCTTCTAGGGGTCCTACCCTGTTTTTGAAACCGCTTGCTGGGAACCTTTGGGATGTTTTGATGAGGAAACTGTTTTCGACTGATGAACTGAATTTTGAATCGGACAGTGATGATAGCGACGATGAGACTAATGATGGTCCGACATTTCAGGGAGTTCATGTCACTCCTGAGAAGCAGGGGAATGTGAAAACTGAAGAGAAGATGGATGATTGTTCCAACGAAAAACCTGCTTCTCCAGAGGATGGAGAATTTGCTTCCGCGTCCCCTTGTGAGGCGCGGGCGTCTGATTTGAATGGTGGGGACAATTGTTCCCGCGTGTTTGGCATTTGTGGTTGTGCTAGTTGTGCAGGCAGAAAAGGAGCGGGCATTAAGATAAACGAACCGTCGGGTTCGTCTGTCAATCCATGCCGGAAGTGGGTATTTGTAGAAGGTAAGGGTAAGGCTCCCATGGATGGAACTGAAGGTACTTGCGATTGCCCAGGGTGCTTTATGGAGCGGGATCGCGAGGATGTAGAGAGCGTACCGCCCTTTCCTTTTGGACCGCGTTACGAGGCGGGTGAAACTAGTGGTTCTGGGGGTACAAGCCCTGCGGATTCTAGTTCCCCGCGTTGTTCCAGTCCACCCACTCCTCCTGCAGAAGAATTGGAGAAAAGACCGGACTGTAATGAAAGTTTTGACGGCGATGCTGCCACTTTTGTTTCCGGTATGGGTTATGCTAATGTAGCTGGTGCTGTTGGTCGTGAGAAGAAAAAGGGGAAGTCCAAGGTCACGGTTGAAAAGCCTTCCGCCGAGAACGATCATTCCGGAGAAAACGCAGATAGTGAATCGAGCGAAAACGAAGAGGAGTTCGGTGAGGACTTGAGGGTTTCGGAAGAGCCTCCAAGGTGGGCCGATATGGCTAGTGATTCTGACACCGCGGCGCGCATGAAACATCAAGACGCTCCTGAAGATTCTTCTCTTGTTACATATGCTCGCTTTCCTGAGAAGCCCGTTTACCTCGATGAGGATACCTATAGGGTTCGGGCAAAAAAGGAGTATCTGTGGTACTTGAAATGTAAAGATATCGCTCAGAAATCCACTATGCTTGATGTTATTAGAGACTACCTTTATGGTTTGTTTCATAACCGCAAGTGTAAAACCCCAAAGGATTGTGCTTTTCTTGATTATACTAGAGATCCATTGGGAGTGTGGGCTTTTGGGAAATTACCAGAACGGTTAGGGCATCAATATGCCGTGAAAGTTCCTTCGGGGGATTGGACGAAAAGCCATTTGGTTGCCTTGAAATGGAAGGTTGACGACCGCGGTAGGGTTATTGGTAGAAAACCTATTCTTGAGACAGGTAATTCTTCTGTTTATATGGTCTGTGAGTACACCTGGCTAATGAATGACAACATTATACGAGACGTGTGCATGAAATCCATGGCCTCTAGGAAAAGGAAAGGGGAACCGAGAGTAACTTTGGTTGATGGGGTTCCCGGCTGTGGGAAATCTACATACATTGTGAGTAACGCTACCCTTTCCGGTCCCAATGCTAATTTTGTTATTACAATTGGGAAGGAGGCCTCCTTGGATTTGCGAGATCGATTTCTTGAGAAGGGGGCCTCTGTTGAGGAGGTGAAGAGAGTGAAGACACTTGACTCCTATTTGATGCACGATAAGACATCGCGAGCGAAAGTGCTGCATTTTGATGAAGCCCTTATGGCTCATGCTGGGCAAGTTTATTTTTGTGCGGATATGTTATCTGCGCGAACTGTGATTTGCCAGGGTGATTCTAAGCAGATTCCGTTTGTGCGTCGAGTGGAGGGAATTCGGTTGCAGTATGATAAGATTCAACCCGATTCTGTGGAAGAGGTGCGAAAGACTTTTCGTTGTCCTGTGGATGTGGCCGCGTGGTTGTCAAAGAAAAATTTTTACCGTTCTACGGTAATGAGTGCCAATCCCGTTGTTAGGTCGATGAAAACTTGTGGTCCTCGACATGGTATTAGGTGCATAAACAACATCCCTAAAGTTCCAAAAACTCATTATATGACTTTCACCCAGGCCGAGAAAGAGAGTTTAGAGAAATATTTGGGCCAGGGTGACTGGACGGTGAATTCCATACATGAGAGTCAGGGAAAGACCTACGATCATGTAAATTTGGTTCGCTTGGTGCCTACTGCCAATGAGATTTATCCAGGAGGCGACAAATCTGAGCCGTACATGATTGTAGGAATTACTCGTCATCGTAAGAGTGTGGTTTATTACACCGTGAAGGAAGATAAGTTGTATGATGACATTGAAGCAATGCGTGTTATTCAGGAAGAGAAATTGTTGAAGTTCTTGCATGATTGCGACCAATAACGGTTTGGGTCAAAGTACGAGTCTTATGATTACTCGGATAAGCCGGTTACCGTGCCCGATGTTGGGGAACCGGTTGCTATTCAGGAATTGTATGACATGGCTTTTCCGGGGAATTCTACTATAGACACGTACTTTGACGGGTACCAAGTAGCTTCTGGTGACTTGCATATAGATATTAGTGATGTGACCTTGTACCCGGGTCGGCAGTCCAAATTGTGGAAAGAAACGGTTGGTTTGCAGCCGGTGTTGAGGACTGCGATGCCGGAGAAGAGACAGTCTAGTTTGATTGAGAGTGTTTTGGCTTTGAATAAGAGAAATATGGCTGCTCCACAGTTGCAGGAGGCGGTGAATGAATTTGAAGTGCTGGAGCGGACAATGAAACGGGCGAGAAAAATATTTTTTGACGAGGAGAGGATCGACAATTCTTCGCTGAATACTGTGGGTGCTGCTGCTCGTTGGTGGCAGAAACAATCTTCTGATGCGCAGCGTAGGATGATGGATGATACTCGCGCTTTGCATGATATTGATCTTTGCACGTATAACTTCATGATTAAGAATGATGTGAAACCTAAACTTGATTTGACTCCTCAGTTTGAGTATTCAGCACTTCAGACGGTGGTTTACCCTGATAAGATCGTTAATGCTCTGTTCGGTCCGATTATGAAGGAGATCAATGAGCGAATAAGAATGGCCTTGAAACCACATGTAGTATATAATACTAGGATGACTGCGGATGAATTGAATGCTTCTGTGGAATTTTTGGATGTTGATGAGCAGTATGAGTCTGTTGAGATTGATTTCTCAAAATTCGACAAATCAAAAACTTCCTTACACATTCGTGCCGTGATCGCCTTGTATCGTATGTTTGGTCTTGATGAGCTGTGTGCGTTTTTGTGGGAGAAATCCCAATGTCAGACTAAGGTCATTGATCGTACCAACGGTTTGGTGGCACATTTGTTGTATCAGCAGAAATCTGGCAATTGTGACACGTATGGTTCTAATACGTGGTCAGCGGCTTTGGCCCTTTTGAGCACGATGCCCTTGGAAAAAGCTAGTTTCATGATATTTGGGGGGGATGACTCTTTGATGTTGTTTCCTAAGGGTACGCAGATACCAAGTCCTTGTGGTGAACTTGCTACTATGTGGAACTTTGATTGTAAGTACTTTCAGTACAAAATCAATAGTTTTTGTGGTAAGTTTTTAATCAAGATTGGTTCTAAGTATAAGTTTTCCCCGGATCCTATGAAACTAATAACTAAGTTGGGCAGAAAAGACATCAAAGATGGTGAGTTGTTGAGCGAGATTTTCATATCTATTAGAGACAACTATCGTTCTTATGATGATTATAGGGTTTTGAGTGCTCTAAGTGAAGCTGTACAGGAGAGGTATTCGTTGAAATGTGAACCTTTGTTCGGATTGTTAGCGTTGCGGAAACACATTAGTTCTTTTGAGTTGTTTGCTTCCCTGTTTAACTATAAAGGCAGATTAGTGCGGAAGGAGGTGGATCGTCTGTTCGAATGGTAGAACCGATCCCGGTTATACTCGTATATGCCTAATATTGATGAGGTGATTTTGCCTTGGTTGGGGAATGTGAATTTCTTTTGTGTTTTCTGCATCTTTGTGTGTGCCTATTTTGTCGGTTTCATCTTTTCTTTTGTTGTACTTCTTTTCTGCTAGTGTTTTTGTTTTGTATTTTTAAAAATTTTCCAAAAATATGACTCCTCTTGTGAGTATAAACCAAGGGTGGGGCGTACCATAACGCTCGGTGTTTACAATACCACCTAAATCGAAATTGATATTTTGCCCCGCGTGCGCTTGCAGTGTAATGAAAGAAAGACTGCGATTTGCTTTTTGCGCGGGAGGGAAGAGGTTTTCCCTGCTGTTGGACTTTGTCCATACACAACAGTGCGA